GGGCTGGATGAGAGGTTCTTCAGATGTTCAATAAGTTCATGTAATGGTAAGTCTCGCATATACTCTCCTCTCTAATCGATCCGTGGCATAACTACAGTAAGCACACCTTTTTGCAACATTTCAGAAAGGTCCTGCTCCTTGTAAGTATAACCTTCAGACTCTTGCATCTGGAATTTGAAGATAGTCTGCGTGCCTTTAGGCCATTTTGCATTGGTATCAAATGGATAAGCACCTGAAATGATGTCTCCGTTTGAGTAACGGTTGTTTTTTACAAGAGGCTTGATAAAATGTGCTACCTTCCCATAGGCAAAGGTAGGCATACCTCCATTTTGATATACTGACAAGGCGATCATGATCTCAATGATCTCTGAGGCCGCATCAAGGTTTTCTTTTGTTTCAGTTGTAGCTTGTCCAGTTTTATCAACTGCCTCTTTGTTTTTTTGAAGCTCTTGCTCAATCGTACTAAACCGCTCATTTTCAGCACGCTGAGGGAAATTCTCCTGATAAAGAGCCTCAAGAGCTAACTCAAAAAGTTCAGTATTGGACAAGCTGATTTTATCAGCTGGTAGCAAGATAGGTACGATAGCACCATCTGCATTGACCAGTGTGACCTTAGTGGCTGATACTGCACCACTGCCGTCATATTCCAAGGACTTTGTCCCATATTCTAACTTCATATGTTCTCCTTTTGATTTAATTATCTAAAAAATTATTGGGATTTTTTACGTTTTTAAGGGTAAGGATCGCTTGTGATGTAAGTGATCGTACCTGTCCAATATTTATTGCCTGGTGATTTGCTAGTTAGACGGATTTTGCCGTCTGTGGCAAGGTGTAAGATAGCCGTACCTGTTACTGTTGAGCCAGAATGGGCTTGTAACACAAAATGAGCCTCTTGAGCTGGTCTAAAGCCTGCTGGCAATGTCTCACGTAACTCTCTATAATCTGACTCAGTATTGATATTGCTGATTACATGCTCTGTTGAGAGCGTGATAGTATTTCCGTTTCTGGTAGCGTTTAGTTTCACGCCCCATCCTGCGTCAATTTTTTTGGTAACTGTTTTTTGCATGGTAGCAACTTCTTTCCAATCACTCCAGCGATTGGCCATACGATACCGTACTAACATTGTTTCAGTGGTAGCCGTCCAGTAAGTCTGTACTGCATACTGAGCATCTGCATAGACTTGAACCAATAACCAGCCGTTCTGATTCCTTGGTCTGTTAGGTGCACCGTGACTATAATACATACCATTTTTTAATACATTATCAAGATTATCACTAGTGACAATAGAATTTCCGATATTATTAGTAAGCTGATACTGCTGAATAGGTTTGTTGTTTGAGTAGATATCACCTAGAACATCCAACGAACCAGGTTTTCCAAATTCCGCAACCTTACCGATGCCTACACGCCCGTTCTTATCATAGGACATTACTACGCTTTCAGTTGCTACTGTTGTAGAAAATTCAACGTTTGTAAATTTGTCCTCAAGCTTACCAATAATCACAAAGGATTTATTCGATGGATAATTCCCCGCCATGTTAGCAGCTGAATTAGTCAATGTATGAACACTTGTAAAATTACCAGATGCACTACCATTATCATCCGTGAAATTCTCATTACCTATCTGAGCAACTTTGAAAGTTAAGGACATTACATTCCTTTGCTTTCCTGACTGCATTATAGGGGCTATTCGGGCATTTCTTAACACTTGCAATGTATTTGGATTACCTCTAGTTCTAAGTGCGGAGAAGCTAAAGGAGGGGGCATAATACTCAATCACGTTGATAGTAATATCTTTAGTATCTGATTGTTTACCCCGACTATCGACAACATAAGCTCGAATGGTTGCCAAACCGCTAAAGTTCATGATACCAAAACTACCACCGTTTTTAGTTACGACCATTTTTTTATTAACAATTTCAGCTCGATATCCTGTAATAGTAGATCCATAGGCGCCAGACGCATTGTTGAAGTTCACTTGGATATCTGAAATGATTTGTAAAAAGTCATTTCCACTCAAAAGTTGTCTCGCGACCGTATTCATGTCAGTTAATGAAAGACCTGTGAAGGTAGGTTTTACACTGTCTGGGATTTTAAAGTGCCAGCCATTAGAGTACACATCGCTTCCAATTTGGGTAGACCCATTATATGTTCGAACACAGATGTCCATAACCCCAGAACTTGACTTAGGTAAGTGTCGAGCAAGATCTAAAGACGGGGTAAAAGATACACTTGTCCCATGGTTCTTACCTAAATCTATCCAGTCACTTCCAAAAACTCGGTACCAAACTTGGTGAGTGAATGAACTTGCTTTTCTGTCGATTCGTATAGTATGACGAGAGCCTAGATTTCTATCTCCGTCGAGTCCAGCTACTGCACTAGAACGAGGCAAGCTGGATAACGTATACTTAGTCGAGATAGTAATATTTCCGTGAACTCCATTATTAGGATCAAATGAAGCCCATACTGAGAAAGTTTTTGTCCCATCGCTTTCATGAGGGATAGTAGTTTCTCCAGAAGCAAGAGTAGTCTCTTGTCCTTGAGTATCGAAACTGAGGTTACTTTTGTAGATGCTGATCCCATTTAGCCATACGGATAAAATACTTCCGTTTTCTGCATTCCAAGTTTGGTAACCTCCATCACGGTCTACGGTAGCTCTCCAACTAACTCTAGATGAGTTGTTGGCAATGTCCTGACTAACTTGTTCAATATAAATATTCAAGTGCAATGGGCCACTAGAATTGATAAATTTAGTCATTTTCCTCTTATTAACCTCCTACATACCGAACAATATTCACATCTTTGTCAAGATAATACTGTTCTGTTCTAAAGCGTCCGATTTGAACTGAAGCGGTGAAAATACCGTTGTCGATATTAATCACACCTTGCGAAATATACATGACTTCCTTACCTGCAGAAAACATAGAAATCCTATCATGACTGACTTTTATTGATGAACTAGCATCGTTCTTTCCAATGATGAGCCCCTCATTTGAAGCACTCATATAGGTATCGATGAACTTTTTCATCTCTTTCAAGCCACCAAATTCTATTGATAAAAACTCAATTCTCCTGCCTGCTTCGATTAAATCAGATTCAGATTTTTTTTGGCTGTCTGCATTTGATTTTACCAAAGCATTATAGGCTTTTTCTAAATCACTGAACTGATCCATTGTCGCTTTAGCTTTTAATTCTACGTCATGAAGTTGAGTTTTTTCAGCTAGAGCGTTCAGCTGTTCCTGAGTAAGTCCTTGGTCGGCCTTAGAGTCTATATCCTTTTGAGTCTCTGACCAGTGAGGTTGCCAACTTGTCATTGGTACTGCTCCGACTGTTAAAACAGCCCATTCAGCATTACCAATCCCGTCTGGTTCTACAGTGAAGAATGAAACAGTATCTCCAGCATTGAGATTTTTCTTTGAAGTTAAGGTAACACTCCAACAATCAAGCTCAGTACTATAAGATAAATTTATCCACTGCATACTATCACTAGGATTTTCACGAAATCCAAAGTTCAAGGTACTATTATCACGTCTCCACCATTTCACGCTCAAAGTGTACTGTTTGCCAACTTTTATTGGCTCAGCTAATACGAAATCCTGCTGATGTTTATTTTTCCATCCGATACCTGAATTAAGCAAAATATTACCAGCTTGTTCAGTAGTCCCGAACAACGCTGTCCACTTGTATTGTGTAGGATCTTGACTGTCAGCTGCAGTAAAGTCTGTTAGCGTTCCTAGATAGCGTTTATTCGTGCTATCTGTGGTACTAAAACCATCACGGCCATCAGCTGAATTTGCCCAAGCCCTATGAAAATATGGAGTACGTCCATCTGCACCTGGTTTACCTGGAATACCTTGAGGTCCATCCTTACCATTCTTGCCATCTGGACCTTTCCATTTCGTCCAGCGATAGTCAGCAGGGTTTTTGCTATCGGTTGCGTTAAAGTCAACATACACCCCGACATAGCTTTTGTCAGCGTTTGTTTGACTGAAACCACCACCTGAGATAGTATCAGCATAAGCGATATGTGTGTACTGTGTACGGCCGTCCGCTCCTTTTGTTCCAGGAATACCTTGGTCACCTTTTGGACCTTGCAAACCTTGTAGACCTTGTAAGCCACGTTCTCCACGCTCACCCTTCTCCCCTCGGTCGCCTTTAGGACCTATTGCTCCCTGTGGTCCAGGGTCGCCTTTCGGTCCTTGCAAACCTTGGATACCAGGCACCCCCTGTTGCCCACGTTCCCCTTTTGGTCCAGGAGTCAGTTCAATTTTTTTTAGATCTTCTTTCGTTGCTACATCTTTAGAGTTTATTGTGAGCTTATCAATGTTCATCACAACTTTGCCGTCACGTACGGCAACAATCTCTTGCAAGCCATTCATGATTCTCAAACGTGCTAAATCCAGATCCCCAGCAGTTATATTTTTTGCATTTAACGTAATGTAATTACCAATTGCTGCAGAGACTTTTTTTGCTAGCAATTCATCAGTGGTTATCGTATCGACAATTTCTCCGACATTAGCGCTGTCTGCTTTTTTGACCCATGAACCTTCTACACGTTCCCACATTTCAACATAGCCACCATTAGGTTTAAACCATATATCTCCATTTTTTGGTTTGGTAGGGCTTGATGTATCAAGATACATACTACCTTGTTTAGTGATAAGTTCGTCCAAATACTCAATTTGACGTTGCATGGCCCCCTTATATTTATAAGTACCTTGTGCAACTCCAGCAGCATTTCCACTACTATGGGCAGATAAACCACCATCAAACGAAAATTTGTAGGAAAGCATTGGAATGTCAAAATAGATATTTTCATCCCAGTGTACTGTAACCCAGTCACCGGATTCCATGGCCATATCACCACGCCAGGACAATGTATATGGATAAAAGTTAAAATCACGGTATTCGTTGAAGACGCGATCCAGAATTTCTTGTGTAACCCATGGATTTTTTAACTTCATGATATTACCTGTGGACAATCCTGATTTATACACAACCTTATCAGCAGATTCGCACTCAATACCTTTCAACCTGTAAGGTATCTCATCACGTTCTAATCCGCCAGGCTTATACATATCTTTTGTGATATGTCTTGATGTTGTCTTTAGCTTGATAAAATCAAGCTTACCATTACGATTAAATCTAACAAAGCTTCCTGACAATTGCGCCAAGTAAACTAAGGCCTCACGATAACTTGTTTTTTCTAGCTTCTTCGCAACTTGATCATTTACTAATTGGATATTAGTATCTGTCGTGATACCTGTCAATCTCACGATTTCTGCTAAAATATCCCTTGTATAAGCTGGATAAGTAAGCTGACTATCATAAGCACCAGACAATCTAACAAACTCGTCCTGGAGCTTAATTTTGGTCTTTTTATCATTACGATCCAGCTTGACCTCGGTGACAAAAAACTTGCCAAGTGGGACAGTTTTACCCGCAATTGCTACCGACATTGTTGCCGGCATCATTTCTTGTAGACCTTCAATAATCTCTTTAATTTCAATTTCTAGACTATTGATGTACCCACCACCAATTGTAAAATCATTACTATTACCGATGGAACTGTCGTAAGTAGCTGATGCAATTTTGGTTTTTGTGTATCTCTTACCATTTAAGTCAAAGTTAGCCTCAAACACGCGCAGATGGTTCACTATTGCTTTGATATAATCTGATGTTACTTCTAGCATAATTCCTCCTACTGCTCGATAATAGATACAGATAAGCCGTTGTAATAGGTCACACCGTCACTCAGACGCCCCATTACTGTCTCTGTGATAGTTCCGCGGTAACCAGTGATAGACTGTCCTAAAATGTTTGCAGTAAAAAATCCTGCCACCAATTTAGACTTGATAAGATTTCTTTCTGCTTCTGTGATAATTCCCCATTTGATGGAGAATGTACGTTTTTCTGCAATGACGTCACCCGTCATCAGTCCACTAGCACTACGCCCTGTGGAAGATGACCAGATAATCTCATTATTGATGCTAATTTCAACTGGAGAAGCAAGAGCTACTCCACCTACTGATATTTCACTCATGCATACCTCCTAAATCATGAGGGGGGATTCCCCTGTTTTAATTGCAATTTCATTGATTTTATCTACAATCTTCTTGGTGATTTTATCACCATCAATTGTCAAATCAAGAGCACGAACCGCTTGTAACAACTGTGTCAGTAAAGCTAGAACTTCTGGACCACCGCCATTATTTGACAACTCGGCTGCACGACGTGCCATTTCAAGCATTTTATTTTCCGGAGCAACAATCTCACCGTAATGCTTGTTGTCACCAATCATGGCAATCTGTGGTGTATTGGCCTTAACAAAGCCACCTTGAGCAAGTCGAGGTAGTCCAATGTAACTAAAGCCACCGATACTTACACCAGGTAATTTATTAATCACTCCAACAGCACTATTAAGCAATCCGATACCACTATTAATTGTGCTTTCCACCGTCCCTAGTACCCCGTTAATAACGCTACGTACAGCACCACCAATGGCGCTTCCAACCATGGTTCCAACGTAAGTAAACGTTGAGCGTATTTGCCCCCAAAGTCCGCTAAAGAACCCGATAATGCCCGAAAATGCATTCTTGACATTGTTATATGCTTCGCGGAATTTTGAAGAAAACCACCCTGGTATATTAGCAAGAGCAGATTGGATATTACTCCACTTCCCTGCAAACCAACTTGCAATAGGATTGAAGATACCTGTTAAACCTGTCCACGCGTTGCGGAATTTGTCTTTGAACCAATCAGGAATAGAAGCAAGATTGCTTTTTAACTCATTGTAGCGTTGAGAAAACCAAGAACCAATACCATTAAAGATAGCAACAATGGCATCCCAGGCTTGTTTAAACTTATCTTTGAACCATTGAACAACAGGTGCAAAAATGGTCTTAACAGATTCCCACCAACGGGTGAACTCTGCAATCATCGAATCGATGTCAATTCCAAGTGCGGCCAAGAGAGATTTGATAATACCGGAAAATAGATTTTTAATTCCATTCCAAGCTTTATCCCAATCCCCTGTAAAAACACCCGTTACAAAATCAATCAAACCAGATAGAGCTTGAGCGAGGCCACCGATAATATCAGAGAGTTGTGCTATAGCATTGATCAACGTTGTACCGATAACTTCTACTAATCCACTAAGATTCTCCATGAATTTTTCGACATCCACATTCAAAACAAAGTCTTCCCAAGCAGCTTTGAAAAAATCAAAAAAACTACCTAAAAGCATAGAGAGATCATCGATAGCTGGTTTTACATGATCGTCATAAACTTCCGAAAACTTTTTACCCAATTTTGATAGCACTGGATTGAGGTAAGTATTCCACCCATCCAAAAAGCTTTTCATCAACTGACCAAAACCACTTGTCAAAGAGTCAATAAATGGTTTTGCTTTGTCATCGTACACACGTTTCAACGCATCACCAACATCATTTACCAGTGATTCTAAACTTTCAAAAACAGGAGCGATGCCATCTAATAATCCTGTCCAGGCTTTTACTAACTGTGGAACATTCGGGACTATTGCTTTTTCAATTCCTTTAGCAAAATCTCCTGCTATCTTACTGCCTAATTCTATTACTGTGCTACCAGCACTTAAAATCGCAGATACAATCGCACTGCCAATTCTAACAGCGCCAGAAGATGTAATGACATCGTAAAAACCATTTGAGAAAGCTTGAACGATATTACCAGCAACCTCAGCTACGTTTCCTATATTGGTAAATAGAGACACGAGAGCATTCTTAATACGCTCTTTTTGACGTTCTAAGCCATTAGCTATACTTTCGGCTATAAAGATTCCTCCCCCGAGAGCAACAGCCCCTATCGAGCCAATAAACTGCCCTAGAGCATAAGCTATCTTATCAAGCATAGTTTGAAAAGAAGCAACAACTTTTGGATCTGTAAAAATCTCTTGCAGTAATTCACCGATTCGTTTTAAAGCACTCTGAAGGCGTTCAACACCATCGAATCTAAATGAAGCATTGAAACCGTCCTGAAACAATTTGACGAGTTCAAGCAATCGTTTAAATAATCCATCAAACAGACCGTCTAATTGATTCCCACCTTCAGCAATTTTCCCCATATCGACTTCAGCGCCTTTAGGTGTTCCACCACCTCCGCCGCCTGAACCACCAGGACTGCCTCCAGAATCTCCACCACCATCTCCGCTATCGGATGAGTCAGATAGTTTATTGATTTGGTCAAATCCCATGAGAGATTTCATTTCTTGAGCAGCTTTCTTAGCTGCTTTACCAGCTCCATCCGCAGCCTTTTCGGCTCCTTTGGCGGCTTTTCCTAAGATGCCAGCTCCTCCCGCTGCACCACCACAAGCCCC